TGTGCTACCATCTCCTGGCTTTCATATTATCATTGTTCTCCACAACTTTTGTCGAGTGGCTTTCATGGTGGTTAGCGTCAATTGCTGTTGACTTCACCAATGCTCTTGTGGAGTGGAATTTTGTCTCGCGCAAGTGGATGTCTCGCGGTGGCTTTCATCCAACAACACGTGGGCAAGGCTTCATCCCTGTGCTCACCAACACTGTTGCCAAGTTGGCAGTTGTGGTTTCTGATCTCGGCTTACCCCACTACATCATGGGTGGTAAAGGCACCTATGATGCTGACCACATCGCTGAAACTCTTGAGCTCATGCGTGAGGCAGGGTGGCCGATCAATGTCAACCTCTCTCAGCCATCACGCTTTGCCACGAGCAGTGCATACGCCGATTGGCTTGTTTCTGGAACTGACTGGGAACAGGGCATCCATAACCGGAAGGTCTACATTGATCACGCCCTCGACCCCCTGCGGGTGAAGGCTGTGGAGTGGCGAAGAACTGAGGAGTACCGAACCAAGGAAAATGAGCTTGAGTCAATTGCTCGGTATTTTAAAAGTCCCCGTTATAACTACCCCACATTGGATGTGGAAGATGTCTGGTTTTTGGTTGGGGATATTTTCAGGTATTCCCGCATCACTCCTATGAATTATATAATTAAGATGTGGGAAAAGAAGTATGCATTAGGGTCGTTTATGGTGGATCCTAAAAACCCGAGGAAGAAATACTCACGTTGGAAATTTATCTCCACCATCGGGTATGCTAACTTCAAAAAGCTTTGGCGTAAGACCTTTGAAATAGCACCAATGCTTGCGCCTGTGGCTCATGTGTCTGTCAAGGATGAGGCACTTCCTCCTCGCAAATATCTTGCTGATAAGCTTAGAACTGTGGTTGGGTCTCCCTTGGGTCAGTACATTATGTCCACTGTGTGGAATTACTCACCTAATCATAACTTCCAGTGGCGCACGACTCCTATTAAGGTGGGCATGCCGCTCAATGGTTATTGGATGGACTATGTGTTCACAGCACACTCACGTTGTCAAATACATTATGCTGGTGACATGAGTGACTTTGACTCAACCCTTTCTGGTGAGGTCTTGTCTCTGATCAGGGCCATTCGTAAAAAGGGCTTTGAGCATCACAAGGATAGGGACCGCATTGCTAGATTGATTGATATTAATTACAGGCAGGTTGGTGAGCAACTGTTGAACACCACCTCTACAGGAGATATTTACAAGAAGGGAACAGGTTTGACCACTGGCCACTCTTCTACTTCCATGGACAATATTGTTGGCCTTGTCGTTTTATACCTCCTACCTTGGAAAGAAATTACAGGTTTATCCGCACAGGAGTTCAAATTTTACAATGAGC